GGAGACATTCTTGTTTTCGACGGTCATTCTCAGACCTATGTAGTCACTGCAAATGCTGCCGGTGAAGCAACCAAAGCAACTGCTGCTGAGGTAGCAATCAATCCGGCCCTGACCGCGACCGTTGCTGCAAGTGCAACCGTGACTCTCAAAGGGACTGCGGCTTCTGCTTATGCCCAGAACCTTGCATTTCACAGGGATGCTTTTGCTTTTGCTTCCCGCCCGCTTGCCGATGGCATGGTAGTCAACGGCGGCTCTGTTATTGCTTCCGCGATTGATCCCATAAGCGGATTAACTCTCCGGTTGGAATTGACCCGTGAACATAAGAGAACCCGTTTCTCTTATGATATTCTTTACGGGTGCAAAACCATTCGGCAGCAGCTTGCCGGCCGCCTCTGGGGCTAAGTCAAGTTGTAGTAACCTTTAACTATCGGATAAAGTGCTATCTCTGCCCATATGCTTCTATTGAAATTGTGAATGCGGAGGAACGAGATAGCACTCATTCTGAATAACTCATAAACGAGGTGAAACAATGATTTACGATACGATGAAAGTTTATCAGAAAAATGGAGAACCGTTAGTCATTAATGCTATTGACTACAACCCGAAAATTCATTCTGCCGTAAGGGACTCAGTGAGTGAGCCGCCTAAAAGTGACTCAGACAGTGAGACCAGTGGTAGTAAAGTTGGTGGGACCGGTGACGGTGGTTCTGGAAAAGCAGAGCAGTCAAAGTCTCATTCTGCTCTTGACTCAAAGACTCCACAGTCTGATAACGCTGCTGGTGTCAATAGCAAGAAAGTAACTGCTGCTAAAAAGAAAGCAGAGCCAAAAACCAGAGTCAAAGTTTAACTGCAAAGGTGAGATGGGATCATGGCAATAACTCTAATTGAAACTGCTGCTTCGGCTACTGCAAATACTTATTGCTCACTTGCAGAAGCAGAAACCTATATGGAGTCAAAGTTCCATAAGACCGCTTGGACTGCTGCAACTGATAGTCAAAAGGATATAGTACTTGCAGAAGCTACCCGGTTGCTTGACCAACATTACTCCTTTGTAGGTTTCAAATATACAGAGCTTCAAGCTCTCCGCTGGCCACGAACAGAAGTACTTACTCCCGACGGCTATGATGTTGCTTGGACTACGATACCGCAGTTTCTTAAAGATGCAACAGCAGAGCTTGCACTTTATATTCTCTCTTCCGATGTTACTGCTGAGAGTGATACAAAGGGCATCAAAGAAATGAAAGCAGGAAGTCTTGAGCTTGTCCTTGATAAAAATGACAGAGGTGTAGTCATTCCTGATCCAGTAGATGAGATGTTAAAATTTTACGGACAGAGACTTGAGACCTTAGCATCTGCTGACATTCTGAGGGTGTAAGTAATGGGTTTAAAAAGTACTTTTCAGAAAGCAGCTAAAACGGTAGTCAAAGCTTTTGGAGATGTTCCAGAAGCAGCTTCCTTATTTAAAGCTGCAAGCGACCAACCCGCTTATAACCCAGTAACTTCTTCCCCTGCAACTGCTGGAGCATCTTACACAATCACTCAAGTTGTCTACGATAGGTTTAATTCAAGTGATATAGACAATGAGAAGATTTTGCCCACTGACGAAATAGCAATGATACCATCCCTTAATATCTCAGTCATACCAGAGCCTGACGATATTATCACAAAGGCAAATGCTTCTGAATGGAAGATAATTAGAATGCTGCCTACTGATCCTGCAAAAGCACTTTGGCTCTGTCAAATTAGACAGGGCAGATAATGTCAAATACAATTCAATTTAATGCTCAACTTGACGTCTTTGCAAGAAACATGGACATGGCTTTAGATAAAGTCATTCGCAAGGTAGCACTTGATGTTTTTACGAAGACGGTAGTACTTACTCCAGTTGACTCAGGAGCTTTGAGAGCTTCATGGGTAATTGGAGTCAATGTTGTCAGTGCAGATAAAGTTTCTGTATCTGGTGGCAAGCTTGGCAAGGGTGGAGCTTCAATGATAGCAAAGCAGCAGCTTGCAAAGTTGTCAACAGTCAAAGCTGGAGACTCTGTAAACATAACTAATAACCAGCCTTATGCAGGAGTAGTTGAATACGGATTATTTTTAGGAAACGGACCGAAGATAACTCAGGACGGTTATTCAACTCAAGCACCTGCTGGCATGTTAAGGAAGTCAGTTCAAATTGTAGAAAACAGCATTATCAATGCCTCATCTGTTTGGATGAGAGTACGGGGGTAGTCAAATGACTTTAGCACAATTTTTAGCAATCAAGTTTGCAGAGCATGACAGAAATTTTGGAATGGAAGCAGAGTATAATATTCCAGACTTGACTGCTCATATTACTAACTGGATTAAAGAGTACGAGGAGCAGAATAAATAATGACTCCAAATGCAGAGAGACAAGCAATAGAATCAAGATTTCAAACAGCTTGGGCATTAGCTTATCCTGCACCAAGTGCTATTCCTGTTGCTTATGAGAACTTTCCTTTCCGTCCAACTGCAACTCAAATTGAGTGGGCAGAGTTATTTGTCATTCATAATAATGAGCAGAATATCTCCATGGGTGGTGCTGCTACTGGATATCGAAGACATGGCATAATCCAAGTTAATATCTATGTTAAAAAGAATTCAGGAGCAAAAAGATTCAGAGACTTACTTGAGTCCGCAGCAGTCATTTTTAGAAATACAGAGTTCAGCAGCATTACTTGCAGGGCTGCTGAAATTAATCAACTGGGAGACTCTGACATATGGTATAAAGCGTCTGTCTCAATAAGTTTTTTTACTACTAACTAATTTAACTGAACGGGGGTTCAAATGGCAAAAATGAGTCAAGCAAGAAAACAAAAGAAGTTAAAGGAAAAGCAAATTAACAAGAAGCAAGTTCGCATAGACAAAATTAAAATTTCTGTTGCCATGATGGTAAAGAATGAGGAGCATAATATAATCCGTTGCCTCAGGAGTCTTGTGAAACTCTTTGACCACCAGATTGTAATTGTAGATACTGGTAGCACTGACAAGACAATTGAAATGATCCAGAAGGTTGCAGAGCATCATCCTCAGATTGACTTGTATCATTTGAAAGATTTGTGGCTCACTCCAGAGGAGTACTTTGAAGAAACAGAATTCGGAAAGGAGTTGAATTTCAGTAAGACAAGAAACCTGACAATTGATCTTTGCATTTGTGATTGGCTTATAGTCATTGATGCCGATGAAAAGGTCAACCTGAATACTGAGTCGATGAAAAGCCTAAATGAGTTTATAGTCATTGAAGGCGAGAATTTGAATATTAACTCATTTGCATTTGCTCTTTATGACATACATGCTCAAAGAACTTCAATGCAATTTAATGCTGTAAGGCTTTTCAGAAAGGGAAGAATTCATTATGAAGGTAGAATACACAACCGTCCTATTGTCAATGGGGATTCTGTTTTTTGTCCTTATCTTTACATATTCCATTACGGATATGATTTGTCCACAGAGCAGCGGAAAGTTAAAGAGGAGCGTACTTGTGGCTTACTCGAAAAAGACTTGGCAGATGATCCAAATAATACCCGCGCTATGTATTTTCTTGTTCAGTCTTATGCTTGGCATGGCAGACAAACTGAGGCAGTAAAGATGGGATTGAAGTACTTGTCTTATGCAGACAAGACAGGGCATTTTGATGGAGTAGTCATGAAGTTTAATGTTGGCATTTACTACACCATGATCCGATTGCTTGTCAAGGAGTCAATGACAAAGAAGTCACCTGAAATGATGAAGCAAGCAAGGGAGCTACTCGAAGAAGCTTTAGAAAAGATGCCGGGAGACCTTGACCTTATGCAGTGTATGACAGAATGGGGAGCAATCAATGGTGATGCTGCATATCTTCAAGCTGGAGCAAGAGGATTCATGAAAGCATATGAAAAATTTGATGCAACAGAGCAGGGAGAGAATTTCATTCATACATATACTCCTGATGCTTATGCTTATTGTGTTTATCAACTTGCTCGGTATCAGATCAAGGAGAGTCAAGTATTCTTGACAAGAGTAAAGGCAATGTTGGGGTCAACAGAGCCTGTATTCGGAAATGCAATAGCTGAATCAATTAACAAAGACTTGGAGGAAATTCAATCATGCAAGATACAAATGAAGTCAAGCTAAAGGATTTATTGGCAATGGTTAACAGAGAACCAGAAGCAGCAAAAGAAGCAATGAGCAAGGAGCCTGAGGTAGTACTCCTTGCAATTGAAGATTGGGCAAATGCTGCTTATAACTTTGCCAAAGCATTGAGGTCAGTTGGAGTCAATGCAATTGCTTTAAGTAAGAAGCCTGTTACATGGTGGGACGACCAAGCAATCATTTACTACAAAGCAGATTTTGAGCTTTATCCGTATTGTGCAAAAGCAAAATGGATAATCTGGATGCATAGTCAATACACTCCATTACCAGATGCAATCATGAACAACAGGAGTATAAAGTTTGCAGTATTTCATGGCGGCACTCAATACCGTACAATGTCAGAGCAAATGAATAATCTTTTCAATCCGAGAGTTGACTTGTGCTTGATCCAGACTCTTGAAATGTGGAACTTGGGAGCAAAGGAGCCAAAGTTTCAATTGATCCCACCTGTTGATACTGACTATATAAGCTTTGCTCCTAAGTCATTGTCAAATGATATAGCTGTTGTAGCTCATTTCCCAAGGCACCCGCAAGTCAAAGGCTCTGTTGAAATATGCAGAGCAGTTGAAGAATTAATGAAGGAGAGAGGAGACTTCGAATATGTCTACTCAGAAGAGCAAGTCAGTTGGGAAGATAACTTAATGCGGATAATGGATTGTGATATCTATATTGAGCAACTCGGGACTGGCTATTGGTCAATTACAGCAATGGAAGCTGCTGCTCTTGGTAAGGTAGTCATTGCTTCTTTCGATCACCAAGAAATTTACAAAGAACAATATGGATTATTTGCTCATGGAATCACCGTTGCTCAAAATGCAGTTCACCTCAAAGAAGTTATTGCAGAAGTGTTTGACAGTAACTTAGGATTGCTTGAGCAACAGAAGATAGCAAGAGAATGGGTTGCAGATAATCATTCTTATATTACTACAGGCAGTCGATTAAAGAGGCTGCTCAACATTTAACCGCAGGAGTACTTCTCCTGTATAAACTCTAAAGGAGTGAAGCAAGATGGGTGACTCAAACAGGACCAGATTAAGTTTTATCGAAGAGGTAACCTGGGGAGTTTCTCCTGCGACAAGTGCTTACCAAGCTTTGAGATTCACAGGAGAGTCCTTAAATTTTAACATCGAAAACACTATCTCCGAAGAGATTCGGTCAGATAGACAAATTGCTGATTTGATTCAGACAGGAGCAGAAGCTGGAGGTGGAAATAACTTTGAGTTAAGTTATGGCAGTTATGATGACTTGTTTGCTGCTGCACTTTTTGACTCTGCATGGTCAGCGGCATTCACAATGGTTGAAACAACTATTGCTGCAACTGCTGATGGTTTCACTGACAGTGGGAATGGGTTTGTTTCTGCTGGAGTAGTTGCAGGACAGTGGTTGCATATTACCGGTTTTGATGACTCAACAATTGACGGGCATTTCAAAGTCTTGACAGTAGCAGTTGGAGCAATTACTACCAGCCCAGCCCCTGCTGATGTTGAGACTGCTGGAGCAACAGTTACACTTCGGAATGACGGCATGATTCGAAACGGCACAAGTCAAAGGTCTTTCAGTATTATGAGAGAGCACCTTGATATGAGTCCGATTGTCTACTTCTTGTTCCGTGGTATGATTGTCTCCCAGATGCAAATGTCAGTACAAGCAAACAGCATCTTGACTGGCAGCTTTGAATTTATGGGCAAGAATTCCGCGGTGTCAATTGCTACACCAACTTCCGGGACTATTACTGCTGCAACCTCGACAGATGTTATGAATGCAGTTAGTAATGTAGGTACGGTTCTTGAAGCAGGAGCAGCAGTCAATTCAGCTTTGCTCAAAGGAATTGAGTTCACTGTTGGCAATGCTCTTCGCGGAAAGCCTGCAATCGGCACTCTCGGAAATGCTTCTATTGGTGCAGGAAAGATTTCAGTCAATGGCACAATGGAAGCATACTTTCTCAGTAAGTCATTGTATGAGAAGTATGTGGCAGGCACTGAAAGTTCACTCAGCTTCAAAGTTGAGAAAAACAGTCAGGCATATGTAGTTACTTTTCCGAGGATTAAGTATCAAGAGGATGCAGTCAATGCAGAGGGCGGAGACCAAGATGTTATGGAGAAAATTGGTTTCCAAGCTATTAGAGATTCTTCTCTTAATTGCACAATCCAAATTGACCGCTTTGCTGCTTAACAGTTAGAGGGGTGGGCTTCCTCCAAGCTGGCATGTGACCCCGTGTGCCAGTAATGCTTGCCCGCCCCTCTTCTCTTAATCGGGGTAAAGGAGTGAAGTAAATTGAAGATTGCAGCAAGAACATTAGGGAAAATTGGTGAGTACTTTTCAGCAAGAATTGACAGGTACTTACATGCCTTAATTGTTGTAGATGCTTTTCATGCAATGATTCATCAAGGCAGAGCTTATTCGTTTTCTGACTATGATTCGGATGTGGATATAGCAGGTCCGAAGCATTACAGAATAACTGCACCGCTTGAGAGACTTGGAGAGACTCATTTTGAATTTGTAGTTAATGCAAGTGGACCTTGCACAATTACTTTTGGAGAGGCTCCAACTTCAAGTGGAATAGGAACTGCATTGACTGCATATAATAGAAAAAGGGAAAGTAGTAATGTTCCTTTTACAAAAATTAGGAAGGATTCAACTGTTTCTGCTGCTGGTACTATAGTAGAAACAGTTAGACTTGGCATAGCTGGCAATCCAGCTAAGTCAAGTGGCGGATCGTTGTCTGGAAGACATGAGTGGGAACTCAGACCTGCTACAATTTATGAAATGACTATAACTCCAGATGCAGATAATACACAAGTCTGGGTAAACTTTGACTTCTATGAAGTCATTCCTAATGAACTTTAA